CTATCTTGACCGATATGATTCGCACAAAAAGGGGCCACCTGAGCCTAAGGTTTATTGATGAATCAGAATGGTGAACCTAAGCTTGGCCAAATTAGAGTAGCCACTTCACAAAATGGAGGGCATTCAGCTGAGTTTTGGGCAGAGGAACTAACTAACAAGATAGTTAGCTATAGCAAAGATAGAGAGCCCCATATAGCAGAACAGGCAAGAATGTTCAGAGATGCAATCTATCAAGTATGTTTGATTTATATTAAGAATGCTTTAAAATCATATAAAGGTACGGTCATACAAGAATTGATCAAAGGTGGCGAAACCGATTTAGCAAACATAATTAGGAGATTATAGATGGCAATATCATCAGCATTAACAACAAGTTTTAAAAAAGAACTTTTACAAGGAGTTCATAATTTTGCGTCTGGTGGCAACTCATTCAAGCTTGCTTTGTATGCGGGTGCTACTGCCTCTCTAGGTGCAACAACTACAGCTTTTGCTACTAGTTTGCCTGGGCAGATTACAGGTACAAACTATACTGCAGGTGGAGCAGCTCTAACGCCTGGTGCAGCCGCACCATCTTCTACAGGGACAACCGCTTTTGTAGATTTTGCAGATTTAACTTTTTCAACAGCAACAATTACGGCAAGTGGATGTTTAATTTATAACGACACACAATCCGATAAGTCAGTAGCAACCATAAGCTTCGGAGCGTCAAAAACTTCGACAGCAGGCGATTTCACAATAGTTTTTCCAACCGCAGGAGCAAACGCAATAATTACCATAGCATAGGGGTAAAGACCCTATGGCTATAGATACAGGTTGGGGCAGAGACAGCTGGGGATCAGGCCCTTGGGGTCAGCCTGCAGATATAGAAGTATCTGTTTCAGGATTATCCGCAACTTCAGCACTAGGCACTACAGCCCAATCAGCGGCAGCCAACACACCAGTAACAGAACAAGGGGCTACTAGCGGTCTAGGCACGCTTGCTTTTATAGGTAAAGCTAACGTCGCAGTAACAGAAAGAGGGGCAACAGCTGCTCTTGGCTCTATAGTTGTTCATGAAAATGAAATAGTAAATGTATCTGGGTTAAGCAGCACCAGCGGTCTAGGATCTGTTTCTACGATAGCTAAAGCAAATGTCTCAGTTTCAGGACAACAAGCTACGGGGGGCGTAGCATCTCTTTTAATTTGGTCTTTGGTTGATACAAGCCAAACTCCAAACTATAATGAAGTAACAACTACACAAACTCCTAATTGGACAAGTTTGTAAAAGGATAGAAAATGGCAACGTACGTAAACAATTTAAGATTAAAAGAAATAGCTACAGGGGACGAATCAGGTACTTGGGGAACTTCCACCAATACTAACTTAGAGCTTATTGGCGAGGCTTTGGGCGTAGGCACTGAAGCTATCACAACAAATGCGGACACACACACGACTACCGTTGCAGACGGTAGTTCAGACTCTGGCCGTTCGCTTTACATAAAATACACAGGTGCGTTAGATTCTGATTGCACAATAACTATTGGGCCTAATACAATGAAAAGGGTTCACATAATAGAAAACGCTACAACTGATTCTGGGAGTAGCGGTCCCTACAATATTATTATTTCACAAGGTTCTGGTTCAAATGTCACTATAGCGAATGGCAAAGTAGCCGTTGTACAGTTAGATGGTGCTGGTTCTGGTGCCGCAGTTTTAGATGTTTTTACTGATTTACAAGTGACAGATACGTTATCTGTAAACGGCACTACAATTACGTTAGGAGATGGTACTGCCGAAGATACAAAATTAGTGTTTGATGGCAACGCACAAGATTTTTACGTAGGCTTGGACGATAGTGCAGATGATCTGGTTATAGGTAAAGGTTCTGCAGTAGGAACTAATCCTGCAATAGAGATTGATGAAAATATGGACGTAAAATTTGCACAATCCATAGGTGTAGGACAAGCAGCTTCTTCAACCACAGGGGATATTGTTGCACAAACTATGTCTTTACTTGGCACAACCCCTACTTTGACATTAGGGGACGGCGGCGAAGAAGATGTAAAAATACAATTCGACGGCGTTAAAGATTTCTATATAGCAAACGACGATTCAGCAGATAAGCTTGTTATAGGAGAGGGCTCTACAGTAGGCACTAACAGCATACTAACAATAACTGATGATACCGTTACTTTAGGAGATGGTGCCGCAGCAGACACAGCTTTAATTTATGACGGTAATGCTAAAGATTTTTATTTAGGGCTTGATGATTCGGAGGACAAATTCGTTGTTGGAGTTGGTTCTACCGTAGGCACAAACAATATTTTAACACTAGATGATGATTCGGTAACAATAGGAGATGGAGCCGCTGTTGACACTAAGATAGTATTTGATGGTAATGCACAAGACTTCTATGTTGGGTTAGATGACTCAGCTGACGATTTGTTGATAGGAAATGGTAGCACTGTAGGCTCAAACGTAGCTATAGGTATTAATGCTAGCCAAGTAGTGCAATTTAACGGCGCATACACTTTTCCAACTTCAGATGGTAGTGCTAATCAGGTATTACAAACAAACGGTAGTGGTGCTTTGTCTTTTGGTACAGTAAGCGGTGGAGTAGCAGGTATTAGTTCTAGTGCTGATGCTACAGCTCTAACTATTGATTCTAGTGAACGATTATTTGTCAATAACCAACTAACTGTAGGGGATAGTTCAGTTTTATCTCTAGGTATTATCGGAGTTAAGTTTAATGGTACAACTAACAATGGTTTGGTCTGTGAAACGACTAGAGATGCGACAGGTTCAACATTTATTAGATTTAATGACAGTGACAGTAACGCCATAGGTAGCATTTCACAAGACGGAGCATCTACTGTTACTTATTCAACATCTTCTGACTACAGACTAAAAGAAAATGTTAATTATAGTTTTGATGCAACTACAAGACTTAATCAACTGAAACCTTGTAGATTCAATTTCATAGCTGATGGCCCTTCACGAGTAGTAGACGGTTTCTTAGCACATGAGGTATCAGGTATTGTGCCTGAGGCTATATTAGGCGAGAAGGATGCAGTAAATGATGACGGTAGTATAAAACCGCAAGGTATAGATCAATCAAAGCTTGTGCCTTTGCTTGTCAAAGCAGTACAAGAATTGGCTGCAAGAGTAACTACATTAGAGGGTTAATATGGATGAAAAATCTTTAGTTTCTGGCATGCTTAATATAATAGACATGTCGTGCAAAAGGGGCTGTTGGGACGGATCAGAGATAGGTTTTGTTTCAAAAGTAAGAGAAAACTTATTGCAAAAAATGCAAGAAGATAACAAGAACTTATCTGTAAGTTCAGAAAATAAAAAGGATAAATAATGGAATATTTAGTAGGAATAATTGTTTTATGTGTGATCGTAGGTGGTTTAGTTTATAGATATAAGCCGTCCTACGTAGAATGGGTAAAATCAAAACTTAAAAAATAATGGTAAATTTAACTAGAGCACAAACTAGAAAGCTTATAAATGGATTAAAGAAAGCTTCCAAAACACACGCTGCCCAAGCAAAAGTCTTAGAGCGTTCTTTAAAAAAGAAGAGTAAAAAGTAATGGCAAGAAAAACAGCAGCAGACGTGCATCTAGAACTAGCTGTACATCAGAAAGAAATGTCTGAGCGTTGGAAAACCGCTTTTAATAAATTTAACGAAATAGATTTGAATATTAAAGACCTAGACCAAAAGATAAGCAGGGGCCAAGGTACAATAATCATCTTGCTTGTTGGTTTGCTAGTTAGCGTTGTAACACTAGTTATGGAGGGTAAGATATTATAATGAACCATATATCAAACAATATAGAAGGCAAAGCAAGACACATGTTAAAAAAACATGAGGGTTTTGTTTCACATGTTTACGAGGATTCTACACCAGAAAAATACCTTACTATAGGCTACGGCAGATTAGTAGACAAAAGACTTGGAGGCGGTATTGATCAAGATGAGGCAGACTATCTGTTATTAAATGACATAAAAAATTGCATCAAGATATTATCGCATCAAGTGCCTTGTTATAACGACTTGTCAGACAACAGAAAAATAGTTTTAATAAATATGTACTTTAACTTAGGCAACCGTCTTTTTAATTTTGTTAATATGCTAAAAGCTTTAGAAGACGGCAACTACGATAAA